CAGGTCAGCATCAACGCTGGCAGCCTTCAGCATGTCGATGGCGCGGTAGGCAGCTACCTCGTCAAAGTTGGGAGTCGATGTAGCAGAGGTGGATGCGGCACTTGCCTGCTTGCTTTGCTCGAGGGCGGCAACGAGCTCAGCTGCGCGACGGACGGAGGCTTCCTTCTCCTTCTCTTCCTTTTCCTTATCCTCTTTGCCTTCTTTGCCCTCTTTGCCTTCGGGCTTCTTGGCGAAAGGATTCTCGCTGGCGGCAATCTTACGCATCTCGTCGGCGAACGAATGAGCCATGAGGCGCCCCATGAAGTCGGCTTCTGCACACTTCACATGAGCAGCGCGCTTTTGAAGATACTCTTCATTGGCAGCGGCGAGCTTGGCAGCGGCGGCTTCCTTTTCCTTCTCTTCGGGCTTTTTGCCTTCGGGCTTGCCCTCTTTGCCTGGCTTTTCCCCATCTTTTTCGGCTTTGACTTCCATGGCGACCTTGAATAGGTCGGCGACTTGGTTGTCATTCAGGTGCTCGACGTTGATACCTTCGGCGCGGCACAACTCTCCAAAAAACTGAAGATTGGCTTGCTTCACGAGGTCTTCCTCAGTGGGTGCAGAGGCATCTTTCTCCATCGTATTGAAAATCTGTCCAAGCAGTTGACTCATTTCGGCCATGACGTACTCCTATGAAATTTGGTGTCGTTTGATTGTTCGCGTGGTCACCAAGGGGAGTACCCTCTGCACGCCGGCATTCGCCCGTTCACTTGATAGCTTTACCACTGCAGGCCCACCATCACCAGAAGGGAGTTCATTGAGGAACGCGCCCGACAGGTATTGGTAGGACAACGGAGTAAAGAGTTCTTCAGTAGCCGTGCTCGCAATCTTTCGAAGAGCAACGTCACTAGGTGACGTGGCTGCTTCAATCAGGTCTTGTGAGTTTGGCACGAACTGCATGAGACTATCTCGGTAACCGTTGTAGGCAGACCCAATCTTACGGAGTAGTTCCGAGGAATGGGAAGCCGCCTTCTTCGGACTTCTCGAGGGCTGGCCTGTCATTATTACCACGCGCCTCTCAATTATCGGCCCAAACGCGGAGCGGTCCGCCATGAGTGGAGCAAGCAATTGAGCCAACACGGGGCTAAAATCTTGCTTATTCAACGGCATTTCCGAGGTCTCATCCGACTTGGGGAACACTTGACCCAGCGAATCCAGCTGGTTTGCCAAGTCTTCCTTGCCAAGACTGATGAGGGTCACCCGTTGAAACTCCCTGGGGCGAAGCACCATCCCCAGGCCAGAGGCAGTTGCGAGGGCCGAACCCAGGCCGGAATCCCCTAGCACCTGCAGAAGTTCTGGAGGAAGGTCAGGTTCCTGCTCAGTCAACAGCGGCACAGCCTTGCCTGCCAACTGATTGGAGACCACATCTTTCTTCATCGCCTCTTTAGGCTCAGGCGGCAGCCCAAGGTCAGCGCGGGTAAGAAAGCGCGCAATCTTCTCCAATGGGGCTTCATCCGCCGTAACGGCGCCAAGCTTCTCAGCGAGCTCCGCTGAACCCATGAAGCTGTACACCCGCCCGCCTTCGGCAATCTTCAGCATCGCCTTGGCGATTTTGTCAGCCCCGATGAATACAAAACTGATGTCGAAGAACTTCGGGAAATCGTTATCTACCCAGACCTTACGTCCATCGGGGAGAATCCGATTCATCATCGTGCGCGCGTGCGCGCAATAGTCATTACGCGTAATGCTCAGTCCACGAATACCGTGCCCGTTCTTTTCTTTGAGCTTGTTGTGGTACTGCAGAATTGCCTCGCCAGGACTCTTGTGCTTACGCGGGTCGTAAGTGTCCATGGCCTTTTGGTAGAGGTTTCTGTCTAGGCAAATACTACAAGTGTCGAAAGGAACCTTAGTCCCCATGCTGACATCGGGATAGCCACCAGCCTTGATTTTGTCCCAGATGCTCTCACCGCCGAACTTCGTGCACAACTCTTGGTCGAGCCTAGTGACAAGCTCCACCCGCTTCATGTGCGGATTCCATGCAGCTAGTTCTACGAAACCGAGGGCGCGGCTGGCATCCTTGTTTCTGTGATGGGGAAATACATGAGCGCTATAGAACGTCGGGAAACCATAAGCCCAGGACTTTGAAATGACCTGGTCGTAAACGGGCACATGCCGCCAATTACTTGGGGCATGAATCAGGGCAGCTTCGGCAAAGCGGTCGCCGTTGATGTTGGAGCTGTAGTACTCACCGGCACCCATCGCATTGACCAGTACATACTGAGAATCATTGCGTGGCTTCAACTGCCCAATATATGTAGCTACCTCGGGAAGTAACGTCGATGAAGCGACTTTCTCGAAGTAAGAATCGGCTACGCCAAAAAGAGGTACTGCGGGAGGACCAAACTCTTCGCTGCCATTGAAGAGGCTGACCTTTATCATCCGTATTCGTTCTGCGTATGTTCGACCTGCTCCACTACTTGGTCGCTGGTTCCTGGTGCGTACTTAGTCTTGGTCTGCCCAACTAGTTGCTTCTTTGGGCCTTCACTCCTCGTTCCGAGGCCTCGGCTGAAGCCTTCCATTGCCGACTCAACCATCGGATGAGGCCGCTGTTGCTTCATGGCGCCCATGGCGTCGACACCAAGCATGCCGCGGTTCTCCACTGGGGATTCCATGGCGCGCCGCATGTAAGCCCCGGCAACCATAGGCTCCCTGGTGAAGTCAGGGGCAAACGTCCGAAGAGAGGTGAACATCCGATTGAAACCAGCCGGGTCGCTATGGCTATGTTCTCTCAAATCGGGATTGGCCTCCATCATGCTGTTGAAGTCCCTGGTCTTTGTAGCAGCCAAGTAGGCCTTGTGCGCTACGCCAGCTATCCCGCCAAATGCGGCGGCACCTGCGCCCATTGCCAGGGCGGTGCCTCCTGTAGCGGCCATTTGCTTTGCAGCAGGTGCCATCTTGCCGGCAAACCCGCCTAGGTTTAGTGCCCTCTTCTCGAGCAAGAACTCATCGACTGGATTTGCCATAGTTACTGCCCTGTCATATTACGATATCGACGGTTTTGATACTCCGCTGTACCGGGCACAACGGATTTGACTGCACGCGTTGCCCCCTGCACTGCTGGTCTATCAGTGACGCTTTGCAGGGCTGCATTACCGGCAAGTCCTGCACCTACAAGTGCTGTACCCTTGGCTCCCATAGCCAGTCGAGGCGCCAATGACTTGGCACCCTCCGAGCCTACAAGCAGATGGGCCATCGGCTTGGACACCGCATCGATGCCCTTACTGGTGCCCTTTACCGCTTTTCCCAACGCCCCAAGGGCACCGCCTGCCGCCTGCTTAAGCAGGTATTCAGTGCGGTCGGCTCCACGCGCCAACTCCTCGCACGCAGCACGCGTCGAAGCCAACTTGTTCAACGTCTCCACGAATTCCGCATAGGACGTAACCAACGGGTGTTCTGGGTTGACGACACCCGCCGACGCCCGCTTCGTCAAAGACTCTCCGATGGCATCGAGGGAAGTGAACAACCGCTCCTTTTGAAAGCGCGGAGTGAGAATGTGGAAAGCCACCTTCACATACACCGGGTCCTTCGTCACCGTGGACCATGCATTCACGACGTCGCCGAGACTGGCTCCCTCCAACGAGGCCTGTTTGACCTGACTGTATAGCCGGTCTCCGGCGTCTGCATAAATGAGCTCGAGCGCATCAATTTCGGAGCTCAGCGTGTCGCGCGCGCCGGCCAACTTCTGGTTCAGCTCCATCAACGGCCGCAGCGGGTCAGCAAACACCATGGGTGCAGGGGTGCCCGTGCCAAACAGGTCCCACATCTGCTGCTCGTAATGCGCGTGCTTCGGGAGGCCCGGCATCTTGGTCAGTTTTGGTAACCCCGGCACGGGCGGGTCCGACTCGGCAGACGCCGTCTTGTCCATGCCCGCATCACCGCGCTCCGCCGAGGCGCGCTTTGCCATCGATGGAGTCATTGCGAAGTCCAAAGTCCCGCGGTCGTACACGGAGCCCCCGCCTCCATCATTCAAGTCTTGTAATACCTGCGAAGGGTCGGCAGGGCCGCAGTCGAAATGAACTACCTTGTGGCTGCCTTCCTTACGAAATTCTTGCAGGTAGGCATCGCCATTGGTGAATTCAACTACGCGCCGAACTTGCTCGGGGGACAGCCGCTCGCTACGAACATTGTTCACAATGGCCTCGTTCAATGAGGCATACTTGCCCATCACCCAGTCTGATGCAGACTTTTTGCCAAGTACCTCCAGATGCTCACCAGAAACTGGCCTGGCGTCACGTTGTTGGAGAATAGTCTGAATCGGTGCATCACTCATGACTGTGGCCTTTCTTCACGACTCTGTAAGAATTAGCACATTGAAACGGCCCATGGGAAGGCAAGACGGTCTCATCAATCATACTCAAGCAGCCAAACTGCTGGGTGTTACAAAGGGTCATCTTCGAAAAATGGCCAGCAATGGGGTCATCTTCCCGGCGCGCACCGGCGACCACTGCCATGAAACCGTCTATCGGCCCGAGGAAGTGTACGCGTTGCTCGAGTTGCGGGGACGCCGACTGCACATGCCCTCCATTGCCACAATGGCGCTCCAAGCTCAAGCACTTAGCCGCACAACAGCCAAGCGTTTAGACAGGCTTTGTCGATTCCTTGGAATAGAGAACAACCGCTTGAAGCACGATGAGGAATCCATCTTCAATCTGCACATGCAGGTACGCGAGACGCTGAGAGAAGACCTAACTACCATGCGTTCTGCTGCGCTCATTGAGTGGGCAGCCGTGTTCAACTCTTTCGATGAAGCTTACCTAGGACTGATTGAGCACTACACCTTGAACGAAAGCCCGTGGGACCTGTACCTTCAACTGGCGAACAATCTCATGCTACAACGTAGTGCTGAAGTGGACACCAACTTGGATTTCGCCTACGCCTGCCTTGACGCCGCTCGGCGGAACCTGCGGCACGTTGCCTACCACTACACGGCAGCAAAGCATGGGTATCGAGTGGCTGAAACGCTCTTCACAAAAGAAGCAGCCACCGAAGAAATCATCGCGCAGTTGTACCCGCGCGACATCAGCCCATCCTGACATATCAACCCTGGTAGGTCGGACCTGAGTAACTGGACCAAACTGGGCCAACGTTGTCGCCCTCCTTGTTCGGGGCAATTACATCCGGGCGTGGCTTCACAATCATTGAGGCCAGGAAGCAATACAGCAGCGAGTGAAAAGCGTCGTCAGTCTTACCGGCAGTATGCCCGTACTGAATCATGCGAATTCTCTCGTTGTACTCGCTAAAGATGTTCAGCATGTCCTGCCCATAAGGCTCCTTGAATTCCTGCCAACGAGGGAATTCAAATATGCCTCCACGCTTGATGGCAGCAAAAATGGCGCTCATAGCCTCTGTCCTATGTACTATCCAGCGTTGTAGCTTCGACTCCCAGCGCACCTTGGCCGAAAGTCTCGCAGCATATTGGTACTTCATTACGCGCTCTCTACCGAACCTGCGCGTGAGAAAGTCGTTGGGATAATGCCCGCCGCCGTAGTCTGTCCCGATGATGCGAACGTTGTACGCCCGTAGGATTTCCTCAATCTTCTGCATTTGCCGTTCGGGCTCAGTATCCTCACCCATGAATCGGTGCATGTAAAAGACACGGAACCTGTTACCCATGTACGTGCCCAGTGTCAGCACCGTGTAGCTGTGCTCGCCTGTGTTACCCTGGTAGGAAATACATCCATTACGTTCAGTAACGATATAACCAGTGGGCACAGCACAGCAGTACACGCGCCCTTTGTACGGAACGTACTCAATCGAAGTTGATGGCGTGTTGAAGGCGTAATCACCAGCCATTGACCACAGCACCCTCCAACGAGTTTTACGATTTCCCTCAGCGGGTTTATGCAGACGAACCACCGCACGTAGGCCAAGTCGAATACAAAGCTCTTGAAAATCTTCACAGAGACCCTTTGACGTTGAATAGAGGGCGCCACCAGTACAATCCTCACGTGGGTCATCATATCCATCCCCATCCACCATCGCCCGAAACAGCACCCAAAGCTGCTCTGGGGCTAACTCCAAAAACTCCCTAGGAATACGCTTAGTGTCACACGCAGTGCCAATGTTGTCGGCATACCACTGCCAATATTGTTTACCGTAAATTGTCCAGTTCACATCCCCCGTTTTTGGATTGGGAAACGTACTGAACGGAATGCTCATACGCTCCATGCAGTGTTGCATCTTCAAGTATGTCTCATGGTTTACAGTCTCACGCTGAGACATCTTTAGACAAGAAGGTCGGTCCCCGTCAAAGCATAACCCGCCTTCTGTAATTAGGTAGCCAAGTAATTCGAGCCAATCGCCCATACTATACGTAGCATCACAGGAGCCGGAATAACCTGGGCTAACAGGCAATCCAGGAAGTACAAACGACTCACGTTTCTCTCCGACCCAATTCAATGCTCCGACAAACTTTACGTTGCCTCCACGCTTAGCTAGCTCACCTGCAGACTCAGTTACCCAACGTTCTCCCTGAGACATGCCAACACGCATACGATGCGTATGCGTCACCATCAGGTCCATTCCGCCTTTGGTTTTCAGATGCAGTAATGGTTGGTCCCAATCACGTACCGTACGTACTTTGGGAAGTACAAACGTCATTTCCCTGCTGTCAGGGTCCCACTGAGCTACCTTATCGTCATCAGTCAAATCTTTGAAGTACTTGAATCCGGTCTCCGTAAGAATCCTGGTCTCTTCATCATGGCAACCCCAATCGATACCAGCAAATATCTCCTGACCAAACCCCAGCGATTGGTACTTGTGCGCGTCCACCATGTAGACGTTGTCGCTGCAGCAAGCCCTTATCTGAGCAGTCGTAAGCGGGCGGAGCCCTGTGTCGAAAGAAACACCGAGTACCTCGTTGTAGAACTTGTTGCGGCCATAGTGGTCGTAGTTGTAAAGAAGCTCGTCCCAATCGAGCCACGGAACCATGAGCTGGGGGATGCGGTAGCCTTCGAATGGCGTATGTACTGGGTCATATTCAATGGAACACGCCCACTGTGCGTCATCTCCCATCGGGTAGATTCGCTTACCACATTTCTCGCAGATGAGATGTGCAAGCCCGATGTTCTTCTCACCAAGGATGTTCCAGTAACGACCACCCTCCCCCATGGTGCAGTCACAGGGGACTACCCATTGGTTCTGAGTTGACCGGTTAGCCCAGTAGTCCTCGATGACGTTGTCGAGGGTCTTCGGGGTACCCGAGTAGATGTAACGCTTGAGTTGCTCAGGCGAGTGGGAAAGACACTGCTCGATAACGGGAATGTTGTCAGCGAGAATGTCTTGAATCTCATCGATATCCAGCAGGTTGGCTGGTACGCCTCGAGCACGGTCAGCGTTTAGAAACGCGTTACGTAATGTAATCTTCGACCGATTGATGAACTGCTTCTCGAAAACGTTCTGCGACAACATGTGTGTCGTAAACGTCTTCAATACTGGGCTGGTCTCGATGGGCTCTTTGATACGGTCGTTTGAGAATGTCTTGGTCTGCGTAGCTGAAGGGCTCACGTAGAGCACTTTGTACGAAGGAATGAGGCAGCTATAACTGAGCGCCATGTTGCCGAGCAACGTGGACTTCTCCACCTGGCGACCGCACATCAGCAGGATGCGGCGAAACGGGGTGTCATAAATCTGGCGTAGATGCCGCCGCCCATTGAACGTGAAATTCTCGTACCCGTCCATGCCGGGCATGCGAAAAGCATACTCAGTGAAACTTGACGGAAGTACTATCGGGGGAGGTTCGCGTTCGAGGATGCTGCCTTCCTCCTCCATGAAAGGGTCTGAGTGTTCCTCGATTTCAGGAATCCATGACTTCCCAAGTTCAATTTGTCGTAGCTCAGCGTCGGTGAGTGGTCTACCATCTGGACCGTACTCAAGTTCTTCATCTGACGTGTAGACTTCAGCAGCAGCCATGTATCCCCCCGTCCCAACTAAAGACCCCTACGAGATGGTCGGTAACATGTGGGCGTCTTTGAAACGAGCGGCTGAAGGACATTGGGCTGATGAAGCAACCGTGAACCCAGACGGCCAAGGTTTCAAGGTCGCATTGAAGCTTGCACAGAAAATAGAACCAAGCACATGGAGCCTCGCCTCCAAGTACATACATCGCTACGCCCGCCACTCGCATTGGAAGCTGACAGAGATGTCTCGTTCTAATGGCTACGCGCAGTTTCGTATAGAGCATGCCCCGCCTAAGCCTAAGAAGAAGTGGCGTGGGCGGCGTAAACGCGGTCGAGAGCATCGTCCAGACGCTCAAAAAAAGTCAGAATGAAGTTGTCAGCATTCAACAGATTGGCAAAGCCACCCGCTCTGAAGTACCAACTGGTCATCTCCGGTACATATTGAGCGGAGATTCTTGGAAGGGTTGCCCGAAAGTACGCTTCAGCAACAGGGCTCAGTACTTCTGGGAACAAACGCTGCCAACGTAGCAAAGACTCTTCACGTACTCGATGCTTTCCGGCAACTTCAATGTATTCTTCTTTCGCAGGGAAGAAGTGCACGATGATATCGCCATCCAGAAAGGCGTACTCCGCCAAGAATGTAGTGTACTGCTCTACCTGAATGAACTTCACGACGGCATTCAGAACATTGCCAACAGCCACCGGAGCATCTTTGCCTCCTGCAGCCACTCGTTCCTGATTGAATAGCTCCGCTGTCTCTTCCGCACTATGCATGGTCATGGGTTGGGTCTACCTCGTCTTCGAACTCGCCCTCGTCATCGTCATCAACGCTCTCACCCTCTACATCTATAACTTGTGCCTTGGCGTCTGGGTGCACGTTTGTCGTATGCCGACCGGCGGACAACTGATGTAATGTAGGCACTACACTAGTTGTAGTAGCAACCCCAATCTTTCTCAAGTCCTCTCGTAGGCCCGTCTCAGGATTTACTACAAGTTCCTTGATTCGAGTCATGCCCTCGGCGATGGCGGAGAAGCCCTGGCCCATCTGTGCGCCATTTGGCCCTCCATAATTGACTGACTCCCAGGCACGATAGGCAGCAATATCCAATGTGCTTTGAACTATCTCGGCAGTTGGTATGGCCTTTGGCAGCACTCCCATATGCAATTGAGTCAACATTGAAGCCAATGGAGACGACGGTAGACGGGCAGCAACTACACGTGGGTCCCCGTGGCGCATCCGAGTCAAGGAAGGAATCTGCGCCAACTTCTCCCTGTCCCTGCTCTCTTCGAAGGCTCCCGTAAATCTCATCTCAAGCAAAGCCCGCATCTCTGCAGAATCCAGCAGGTCAACGTCCCAGAAAAAGTGACGATACAACCGCACGGTTTCCTCATCGGCCTGCGTTACTCCGAAGCGCGAACGAAGCCCATGCGCCACGACCTCCAATGGAGCGTGCGAGATAAGCAGCGTCTCTACCAGCTCACGCCAACGCGGCTTACTCAACACCTTGATGGCGCGGTTCATTGCCGGGGTAGGGTTGAATGCCTTGGCTAGCCCCTCCTTTATGAGAAACTTCTGTGAGCGAAGATGCCCTTCGTCCTCCGGATAAAACGGAGTGGGCGGACGCATCCTGTCTCGAAGCCACTGAATGTACCAGTCCCCGAGATAGTCGAGGCCCAGCTCATTGGCAGTGGCTCTAATGAATACGTTATCGTAGGTGTCGGGATGAACTACAAGGTACTTGTAATAGTTCTCAGCGGGGCTACGCCTAATCATCCTAAAAGTCTCCAGTAAAGTCGGGAATAAGAGCTAGGATGGCAAAAAAACAATCGAAGCATTGATTACACCAACAACATTTACGGGGAAGTACTAATCATACGCCAGGTTGATACAAGACACTGGTGGGGCCGTTGTAGCTGCGGGGTTGAAAAGTCTTTCATCATCTCAAACCTAGTTAGCGGTAGCACAAAAACCTGTGGGCATGGACGGGTAATTCATGGGAGGTCCAAGATAGACCCTGAATACATGGTTTGGTACTGCATGGTAGACCGCTGCCACAACCCAGAAAACCCTGCCTACAAAGACTATGGAAAACGAGGAATCACCG